GTCCCTCCAACCATTCATTTAGGTGAATGGACAAGCCCTACTTAGGGGGATGTTCTCCTCTAAGCTGCAACTCGGGAATCATGCGGACTTTCGACCGCCATTTCCCCTTCGTGACATTAGCAACATGACCACTCGGAAGAGTGTTCTGGTGCCGATGACGACGAAGTTTATAAGAGTACATTGCGTCCTCACGTGCCACGGTATGTTGTGGTACGTAGTCAAGAACATGGCACCTAAAGCCATGGTTCTTGTCTAGCGAAAATTCGCTAAGGGGTCGCAGGAATCCGCCGTCCTCCACAACCCCATAAGGGATGCGGGGGAACGGCCGAAGAGGATAGCTATTCGCTAAAATCTTCGCGGCAGGCGACACGATCGAACCAAGATCGGGGTCGTTGCCTAAGATTCCCCACCGTACAAGACGGTTGTGAGCTCGTATAAATTCAGAAGGATGTTTCACAACTTCCTTCTGGTAGACCGGCGTAACATCTTGACCGCGGTGGTAATGCTTACCACAGCTTTCAAAGAAGTTTCCGTCTTTGAATGACTTCTTCTTGTTCGTAGTGAAACCACAAAGTGCTAGTATTTCCACCAGCACGTCGAAAGTTTCACGCGGAGCAATAATGTCGTCACCATAAACGGTTACGTCGTCTACTCTGCCGAGATACCTACAAACTGCGCCCGCAAGGGCCCAGAATATAAGTGTCTCCAACTCGAAAGTAAACGCGTTCCCCATGGATGCGAACTTTTCAGTTCGTATCCACTCCTTCTCCACCAGAGTTTCCGGTGAACGAAGAGAGTCGAGGAACAACGCCCAATCGAGCGGCAGCAAATGGAAAATGAGTTCCCGAGATATGGTGTCAGACGCAGCACTCAAATCGAGTGTTGACAACCCGTGGAAGTAGGCGTCCGCCGCCTTCCGCTGGTTGATAGACTGATCGTCTAGATTGACACCAAACCGCTTAAGCCTGCGTCGCATGTAGCTGTGAACACCGTGCTGGAGAAATCCATTTCCAGTCGGTTCCGCAGCGATGCAACGGTCGGTTTTGGCGGACTTCGCCACAGTTAGAAACCGCGAACCACGGACTATTTGAAAGCAGTCCTTGGTCAGGGAGCACGGTCCATCGGGCATTACGCCGATGAAGC